TACCACAAAATTTGGCAATCACCCAATCAAATAATCCATTGATAAATCCTTATACTGGAATGTATAATCCTCAATTTTTAACAAATCCAAATACCTCTCCATATTATTCTAATTCTGGATTATTACCACCAGGCGGACCAGGCGGACCAGGCGGACCAGGCGGACCAGGCGGACCAGGTGGACCAGGCGGACCAGGCGGACCAGGCGGACCAGGCGGACCGCGTGGACTACCACAACTACCTTACAATCCATTCTACATTCAAAATAGACCTCTGTATATTCAAAGCGGAGGTGCGTCTGACCAATCCCATATTCGTGCCTTTTTTACTCAGTATTATAGTTCAATAAATACTTTATATAAAAATATGACCAATGAACAAAAAGCTTATTATGAATATCCTTCATCAATCACACGACAATTGCCAAAAGATTTGAGAAAAGCTGAATATGATTGTAATCCAAAAACTTTAAGTAATATATTCATAGAAGATACTACAAGTTCTGATTATGATACTTATCTAGCATCTATTTCAAAAGGTATACGAAATTATAATGATGACCCAAATAACAAGGATAATCTTATTGTTGCTTATAATAATTCATCAGAAAAAATAAATATAGATGATAGAATAGTTCCTTCATCAACAACAGGTATTGATGAGGACAATATAAAACTTGCCATATATTATTATTTCATGGATCATCCAGACGAATATAATAAATATATGAATGAATATAACTTGGAAAATAAAGTGAAAGATTTAAATGGAATATTTGAAAATATGATAAAAAATAATAATAATACATTACCAAGTTCAGAAGAAGAATATAATAGTATTCTTGACACTATAATAACCGAAATAAATCCATATGAATTTGGAATAAAAACACCATCCTTTGAAGAATACCGAAAATTTGAAAGTAGTGATTTAAAAAAAGTAGGACCTTTTGAATTTGTTGAATTAAATATAAATAGTAGTGATGAATCCCCAAAATTTAAAAATTATGTAACATCCATATCAACGAGTATCATTGCGAGTCCTAAAATAACAGAAATAGTTAGAAAAAAATATGGTATAAAGATAGTTATCATTGATAAAACAGAAGACAATTCATATGATATAATAAATTGTGGAGAAGCATTATTAACTCCAGATAACAATAATAAATATCCAGATTGGACTAAATATATGTTTCTTTTAAACAACAATGACCGTTATTATTTGTTGAACTTTATAACAAGAAATACATATAGTTGCGCAAATACGACTGAGAAAAATTATCCAGACAAACTTACCAAAACATCTATATTTCTAAGGAATCAAGAAAATGATATTATGAATCAACCTCCGGTTTATATTATATTTTTATTGTTTATTAAATGTTTTATTGAAATGTATATAAATGAACCTGAACCAAAAATAAATGTAATGAATCGCATTGATTTATTTAAAATAGATTTTCAGATATTTTCTCAAACAATGATAAACATTAGTGATCCAAGTGAGGAAGATAAAGTAAGAATTCAAAAAGATTTGGAAATGTTTGAAACGAATAAGGAAAGATTGGCAGAATGTAAACAAATGATAAAAGATGTAAAGGATAAATATAATGATTCTTTTAAAGAAGAAAAAAGAAGAGAAGATAAAATAAAATTATTGAATGAAACGATTCAATATATTAATAGATTATTCAATACAAAAAAAATTGGTTTAGACGCTACAATAAAAAGATTCGCTCGTAATCCATCTAAAATGTCTGGCGATGAATCTATAGAAATATTTAATGAATTAGAAAATAATTATAATATTATCACGGGAGAATATAAAAAATTAATAGACGATAATAAACCAGATAGTATACTTTTTAATATTAATCTAAAAAACCCAATTTATACTATCTTATTACAACTTGATGGAAATAAGGACAATTGGGAAAAATTTAAAATAGATTTAAATAATGTGAAAAACAAATACAAGGATATAAATGAATTATTAAACGACGATGAAAAAATAAAATATAATGAAGCATTGAATTGTATTGAAAATTTTTCAGAATATGTAAAAGAAGGAAATATACTTAAATTAAATGATAATTTTAAAAATTGGATAAATAATCTTATTCAAACTATAACTGGAGGTGGTAATCTTAGTAGTCTAATTGATTCTTTCAAAAAATATAAACCCAGTCTCAATCCTGGAAAAAAAAGAGATGCCAGCACTGACGGGACTAGTGTTGGCGATGAAGGTGACGGCGATGAAGGCGACGGTGATGAAGACGATGGCGATGAGGGTGACGGTAATGAAGGTGATGGCGATGACGCGGGAGGTGAAGGCGCGGATGGTGAAGGCGCAGGAGGACCCAGACCTAGAGGCAAAGGTGTTGCTCCACCTCCTGGTGGAGGTCCACCACCCCCACTGGATGAACTTGATAGATTAAATGACGAACTAAAAAAGAATATTCTTGATGCTTGGGAAGAAGTTTCTTATAAAGGCGACCCTAGTAAAAAATACTGGTGGAATAAAATAACGAACGAAACAACCGATATGGGTGCGCCCAAACCAACCGGATTAACCGCAACAACTCCTGTTCCTGAATTTATGAGTTACGACAGTCAATTCAAAGAAAATTCAAAAACAAGTTTCATCATTTTTGTAAATTTAGTATTGTATCCAGGAACAACTATTCCAGCAAGTGAAAGGAGAAAACTCGCATGTTATTTGAATTATGAAGAAATCCGTAGAAGTTATGCTGAATTAATGGGTTATGAATATATTCCGATACCAATGAATGATGATAAATATTACAAATTGGACGAAAATAACAAAGAAACTAAAAAAGCACAACAAACACAAGAAATACAAAATCCAATAAATTTTCAAAAGAATAATACGAGACGAGTCTCTTTTGATGCGAATCCTCCTCAAAGATTCCAAGGTGGCAAAAACAAAACAAAACGTAACCAACAACGGTAAGAATAAATTGCCATAATAAATAAAAACGAATATACCTATCATAATCGTTTTTATTTCATAGACGTTTGAAAATTCATTAAAGCCTCTTTTTGTTGTAGCATTTGTTTTTCTTTACTCGCTTTTGCTAAAATTGCCATAGCATTGTCCAATTCTTCCTTACTAACAATACCATCTTTATTTGTATCAATCACATCTTTTAAGAGACGGTATTCATGCGGAACAATACATAAACTACTTTCCTCATTAAATAAATGGTCAGTTAATACAATTAAAACAGCGGTTAAACCAAGTGCTACATATATGTTACGACTACCCATCCATGCCAAAACAAAAATCATAATCTGTCTTGTTACCGATAGTTTTAAATATTCCGCGGATGATTTGCTTAATTCAATTGTGACATATTTTGAGCCTAAATTCATCATTATAATCATAATACCAGAAAACACTTGACTACTATTTACTAGCATGATGTTGTTATGTAAAAAATTAGCAATTCGCTGAAATATGGTAGCATTTTTTGGTAAAGGTGTGGATTGCGCTGCGGCGGCAGGATTCGGCATAAACGGATTTCCTGAAGGTGGAGCAACACTACCTCCTTGTGGTGGAGGAACTACGGCAGGAATTATATTTTTAATGGATGATTTATTTTTTCTACTTGTTTTTGTCTTAATTGTCATATATTGAATCAACAAAATATTTTTTAGACAAATTGTAAACCAAGCAATTTTAAACTTTGATTTGTTTTGTCTGTAAAATATTCCCTATATTCTTCTGTGGCTATTCGCGCGTTTCTTAAATGTGGTCTCACCATTTTGCGAATACCTGGAGTAAAATTTTCGACATATGACGTTTTGGTGTTTATCGATTTTTTAACAAGGTGGTTTGTTACAAAATATATAATTAAAAACAATAAAAGAATTGTTAATGCGGAACATAATATATATGACTGTTTAGGCATGATATATATTTATATTATATTATTTATTCTTTCCAAAGGTGTAAATAATTATTCCTGTATCAACTCGTACCCAGACATAGTGCCTTCACCGCCTACAGCTACAGGTTCCTTGTAAAATCCCAACGTCCCTGATATAGGTAAGCTGTTTGATTCCTTTGCTCTCAAAGTACTTTCAGTCGCAATCCGATCAATTCCACTGTTTCTTTTTTTGTTAGACATACCCTCAATCACAGGGGAATCAATGTCGGTACTAATATAACTATAGTCTATATCGTCACTTTGATTTATGGATTTATAGTCATATTCATTTTCTAAATTATCGGGTTCTTTAATCATTGTGTATTTTTGTACTTTTATTTCAGCCTCTTTATTTTGTCTTTCTTTAGGAAAAAATCTGGCATATAAAAATAAGCCAAGTATTATAAAAAAAGAAACAAAGCCTAATTGAATATTATAATAAAATAGTAATCCAAGGATAATAGAACTCAAGATAAACCCAAATCCTAAATGAAATGAATATAATGACGCAGTTGTTAATAGTATGATAAATACAATTATAAAAGGATAAATCATTTTTTTCATGGACATTTATATTTATATTATATAATTATTTTTTTTAATTTAAGATTGTTTCTCAAATTATTATCTTAATTTTTATTAGGAATGTCTTTAGCAATGTATGCTGCACCATTTAATAATAATGATTATATGGATAAAGTAAATGATACCGATACACCAATTAGTAGAAAAAAAAACTCAAATAATAAAACTCAAAAAAGATATTATTCTGCTCCTCCTAAAGACAATAACAACACTGATAAAATAAACAATATTTTACGAACTATACATAACTTGCCAGAACGTAATGACGATGAGGAATTAGCAGATTTTAATGAATTATTACCACCACCTATTTCTGCTGGTGTAGAACAAACAAAAGCCAAGGAAGGATTTGGCACAGCAAATCAATTATCGGCTTTTATCAGTCCTGTAAATCCACCTGAAATGGATGAAAATATGAAATCAATATATTCAAACTTGAATGCTCATACAAATGACATGTCTTTTGCCTCAGCAACAGATTACGGGCGTTTTATACCGGATTATTCTAAAATGTATGGAACAAATGGACAAAAACCAACACAACAAATATCTGGTTACAACGGCAACAAAGGTGAAAATGATGTTCTTATGGAAAAACTAAATTATATGATTACACTTTTGGAACAGCAAGAAAGCGACAAGACAAATAGTGTCACCGAAGAAGTCATATTATATTCCTTTTTAGGAATCTTTATTATTTTCATAGTAGATTCATTTGCGCGGGTTGGAAAATATGTCAGGTAACGTATCTTCCGGGTTACAATAAAACCTCCTCCAAAATTTTAATTCAAAATAAATACTTTATTTGACGAGACGGTCGGATAAATATAATTATATAAAAAATACGCCGTAGGGCTCACCATCATCGGGGCAGTTTTCATTTTAATATTTTGAATGATAACTCCATTATCAGAAAGGTCTTCAATCAGCGCATAACCGAATTTGTTTTCTTCTTTGACTCTCGACAAGGTAATTTTCGAAAGCGCCACTTTGAAACCGTGAATGAAAATATTGGCGTCTTTACAGCAATTCACAGAGGCGAAACAGACGAGTGCCATGGTGCTTTTTTTTATGCTGACTGACGCGTCTCGGAAATAATAACAAGATATCACTACATTGTCTAGAATAATCATGTAGACATAAATGTTTTTTGTTTTGATTAATTCAAGAATATTGGATATTTCGGGAGTAATGCATACTTCGTATTTATTTTCGAGATTGAGTTTCAAAAAATCTGCTAAATGGTGGATATTGGTGGGACCGCATTCGACCAATTCTAGGCTACTACCTCCGGGTAAATCACTGGGGACGCACCATTTTTCCATGGAGAATCCGTAGGTGTTGTATACACAAAGCGGAACGATTCCCGTAAGTTCATTTTCTCTCTTGAACAAAGAAACAGAAATGGATTTATTAAAATATCTTTGATTATATTCATGTGTTTGTATGATTTGAGGAGCGATTCCTTTTTTCCGGTAATTAGAGTCGACGCATAAATGATCGACATAATAGAGATCAAAGTTGGTTTTGTGGCTGGGTTTATTGAAATAAATATGGAGGGGTCGTGTTGTCATTACCGAAATGATTTTATCGTCAATCAGGGTTGTCGCTTGTTTTGCGTCGTATAAATAATTGGGTTCTTCATAATAGCTCAAAAAACAGGGGGCGTTGTGACCAATCAGATAGGGAACGATATTTTCTTTCGTAGGAATATACATATTGTCACCATTCTTCAAAAAATGATTCCTGATTAGATTGACAAAACAGTTCATAGTTTGTTCATTTACTTTGGAAAATTCCTGGGTTTTGATTTGATAAAAATTACAATATTTGTTCTTTTCGGGGAGTTCTCTCATGATGACCCCATAACGATAAAAAAAATAGTGAAAATCATAAACATGATATACTGGTTGTATAGACGAGAAACGGTATTTGATTTTAATATACATGGCAATCATAAGCAAGACTAAAAACAAAACCAGAAATAGATAAGGAATCGCAGGTGTGAAATATGAATACCACATTATGGAAATAATTTATAATAATAATATTTATTTTTATAATAAATCTAGTTATAAAACGACAACGAAGAGAGAAACCAAGTTGTTAATCCCTAATCCCTAAAGCCCGCGTTTAATTGGGTTTCACAAAGACAAACAAATATTGGTATTCATAACCAGCTCGAATCAAGTCAATTTTGCTTTGAACAATGAAACCAGCTTGTTTGGCGATTTCTAAAATATCCTGGTAAGGCTCCATATACAATTGATGTTCTTGTTTACGGAAAACCTTATCATCACTTTTGTTCTTGAATGTTTCCACAAATTTCGCACTATTATCATCACCATTTACTTGAAATTCTGACTGGTATTTGAAATCGTCAAATGTGACCTTACTATTGGTGATGCGTTTTTCGGCATATCTTTGTGGTGTAAGTAATAATAGTGGATTCGCTGCTGGAATAATGGTGTCAAACATGTATTTATCAACTAAATGGACCACCAAGTATCCGCCACCCATTAACCATTTCATACAATTCCTAAAAAACTGTAATTTGTCTGGCATGTAGTAAATGGTAAAATATAGACACAAAATGTGAGTAAAGGATTGTGGATTGAAAATCATGGCATTATTCACGTCGCCTTGTAAAAAATCCAAATTTGGATACATTTCTTTTGCTTTCTTTACCATAGTTTCCGATTTGTCAACCCCGACTACTTTAAAATTCTTTTCTGCTAAAGCGGCCACGTGGTGACCGGTTGCGGACCCAATATCCAAGATGATACTTCTCTCATCTGGTTTCGTATTATTAATGATTTTGTCAATTTCAAATTCATTTTTAACATCACTGTATAGTAATTGATCATATATATTTACATAAAAATCGTCATAAATTTCACTTACACCGTCTTTGAATGTGAAATCCTGGCGGGTGACTGTAAAACCTTCTTTGTGATTGTTTTTATACATCATGTAAAGTATAATGATGATGGAAAAAATGACTAAAACCTTTCCCCAGTTGGAAAGTTTTTCATAAGTATTTGAAACGGAACTAACGCCTTTACTTAATGTTTTCATTATTTTCATTTTCTCTTATATGTATTATTGTTATTTTTTTTTGTGTAAATACAATATTTTGTGTAATATTATAATTAAAAATTACGATTCTTTTTTGTTTTTCTTTTCTTTTTATTTGTTTTACGGGTTTTCCTAGTTTTCCTAGTTTTTCTTTTCTTTTGTGACTTTTTATGTTTACCTCCCAAGCTATCACTCGCAAGACCTCTTGTAAATTCATAATCTGGATTTAGATTCGCTTGAAATTCTTCCGTTACATCTACGGGTGTTCTACCATCCCATTTCATTGCGTTTCCTTGACTATCCAACATGATATTTCCATGATATCTTTCCCCCTTTAATTCTGTTTTCGCAATTTTTTTATCACGGTCTGTGTAATAACTAGTATTATCGGGTGCTTCTATTTCATTACTTGTATAGCCTAAACGACTTTTTTTAGCAGGATATTCACTGCGTATTTCTTGTTCTATTTCATCAGTTGAACGATCTGGATCACTCAATCGTCGTTTATTATATTCTTTATACATGATACGATCGGATATCATATTTTTCATGGGTTGTACATATTTTAGATAATTATTTTCAGCCTCAGGAGAAGGCATATTATACATGGTACCAGAATCACTACGAACAAGTTGATCAAAACGAATACGATCTTTATTATTTATTTTTTTAGAACTAAACATAATTGTATACATTATACAAAGAAAAATGTATACTCGTTATTTTTTTGTTTAAATATACAATATACAATATAAATTATAAAACAAAAATGTCGGATTATTCAGAAATTAATGATTTAAGAGAACAAAAGGAATTCAAAGGGATTACTTTTTCTGGATATAAGAAAACCGAGGCGCGAAAAGAATTATTAAATAATTTGATTCATACTAAAATAGAACAAGCATGTTATTGGTCGGCGGAGTTTGTGTGCGCCGGTCATTTTAGCGATTTATGGGAGTTAATCCTCTTTTTTTACAGTAAATATATTCATTTAGGAAATCCTAAACTTGCCATATATTTAGAATTACGAATCAACAATTTCAAAGAGATTATAGTTGCCGGATATTTAGGCAATGAAATCAAATTACGCAACAATGAAAAAATCCGTAAATTATTTTGCGAAATCATTTGTATGCTTTGTAATGCGAAACGAAAGCATAGTTTTGATGAAATAAAAATAAAAAAAGAAGATTTTGACATGACCCAAATGACCGACCGTTTCAAAGCACCCAACGTGAATTATGCGCAGGCGATTATTCAAAAGGAAGACCCTAAAGAGTTATATATAGCAATGAATGAATTAGCCTATAATTTATCCAAAGACTGTAAAAATATAATAAATGCGTGTTATTGGTTTGAATGGATCATCGAATATGAGACCATTTGTATAAACAAAAAGGAAAAGTGTAAATGTGAAAGACGAAGTGAAATGCCAGTAGATGCCAAGTCTCAATTAGATATTGTGTGGATTATTTGGGACATTATATTAAAAGAGTCTGTAAATCATAACAAGATGATACAAAAAATTATAAAATCATTATTGACACTGTTTTCATTGAAATATACGCATGCTTGTAACAAAAGGCGAAAAAATATTATTTATTTTGCCATGTCATTATTGAGCGAGACGGTAAATGTAGAGGAGGACCTGGTGAAAGACAAGGAACAAGTGTCGGCGATTGTTTCCAAAATAGACAATATATATAAACAAATTAAGAAGAATGAACAAGCCCCTAAAACCGATTATTTATTTGCGAATTTGAACAAATCGAATTTAGACAAAACAATTGAAAAACTGGAAAAAATGAATGCTTTTGGAGAGACGTTTGTTCCGCGCCTATAGAAATTTCCAGCTTTCTGGGATTAAAATATTGTTATACTATATACTATATGCCACGCACTCGTCGTAATCGTAATCGTAAACAAAAAACATGTAAAAATATCAATCTAAAGTTTGAACAAAACATTGTGATGAAATTTTTAGAAGTGCTAAATACAGTGAAATTATATCATTGGAAGACCCACAGTTATCCTGTACATAAGGCGACTGATGAATTATATTCAAAATTAAATGAAAATATCGACCATTTCATAGAAGTACTTTTAGGAAAATGTGGTAATCGCATAAGTTTAGAACATGTAAAACATATTTCTTTAAAAGATTTTAATCATGAAAATCAAATCATGAGAGAAATGGCAGATTTTAAATCCTTTTTAGTCGGTATGGATAATCAATTGAAACAAATGGGTGATATGACGAATAGCGATTTGTTGAACATACGGGATGAAATGCTTTCAAACGTAAACCAGTTTTTGTATTTAATGACATTCAAATAAGATGGATTCAAATAAGATGGATTCAAATAAGATGGATTCAAATAAGATTGGTTAAAATAAAAATGTGTATATAATAAAAATTTAATATATTTATTTTTATTATAGCTAAACATGAATAGTGGCGCAGAAAGATCAATCATGACAAACCCAATTTCTGAAATGTTTGATAAAAAAAGTTTAGGATCAGATAATGTATTTTCAACCGATGATTCGTCATCCATGAATTGGGTGTTGGTTATTTTAGGAATAATTATTTTTGGATTTGTTGTATTTATGGTGTATAAACATTATACCGGAGGTGAAAATATTTTTGAAAACATTTATCATAAAATAAAAGAACTATTTGAATCAATTAAAAATTGGTTTCATTCTTCTGGATCATCATCATCATCAACGACAAATATAGAACAACATATGGAGGATGATCATGGTGTTGATACAAAAGATCAAAATCCAGCAACTGTATCTTCCATACCTCATACGACATTACCTGAATCACAATATGATAAGCATGAAACAAATAAACAAGAACTAAATCAGGCACTCAACCAGGCAACACCAAATCATACACCAGAACCTGGATATGGAGCGGATGATTCTTATAGTAGTATACAAAAAAGTAAATCATCTAGTAAATCAGGATGGTGTTATATAGGTGAAGACCGCGGATTTAGAAGTTGTATTGATGTTGGTGAAAACGATAAATGTATGTCAGGCGACATTTTTCCAACAAGTGACATATGCGTGAATCCAAATTTGCGAATGTAATCACGCCGGAAAAATAAGTTTCGCTCCTTGAGGCCATTTATCTCCAGCTGTTCCATAAGTGCGTCTTACTTTAGGATAATAAGTAGGTAATGCGCTACTATTATAACATAAGGGGGCATAGGTTGGTCCTGGTACATCAGACGCTGAAAGTGGATTACAATAATTGGTCCTTGTTACAGCAAATACAGGACCTGTTGAATTTTTAGCGTAAACATTACAAAGCATGTTACCACCGTCTGGTATCACTACGGTAGTGACTAATTTTGGTGGAATACCGCTATTCGGAACTAATGGATAAGGAGACGTTTTTTTAGGGTCTATGGGTGGTGGCATAAGAGGATTAAACCCAGTACGCCCAGTACTCGAAGGAATAAAACCATCTTGTGGTTCTGGTGGAGGAGGTGGTTCAATAACACCATCTTCATTTGAGGTCGCTTCAGTTTGCGCTGTTACTGGATTTATTATTTTTTCAGTATAATTAACTCTTTTGTTACTCGTCGTATCGGGATTTGTATAGGTTTGACTCTGTGTCGCCCATGTTTTTTTTCTGTTTACCCATGCGCCTTTTGCGATTTGAGAATAACGCTGTTTTATAGTAAGATTTGAACTGTTTTTTTTATATTGAAGTATATTTCCTTTATTTAATACAGCAATTTCATACGCAAGTTTTTTATTTGTAATAATACTTCCTACAGATTGTGTATTATATACACATCGATTTTCAAAACGATACCATTCTTTTGTTGGTACGGGATTATAATTTTTTCCTAAACAGGACATACTTATATTTATTTGATACTATAATAAATATAAATTTACAAGTGTATTACACCGACTAAAAAAATTAATTTGTACCATTCGATCCATAGAAATACCAACGTAATGATAAGTAATCTGGTCTTTTTAATAATAAAGATGCCGAATTAGAACTACTCATTTCAAGATTAGGACCCATCGTAGTTAAACCACTAATATCATTTAATCCAAGCGAATAATCATAATAACGCAAATTAGAAATATACCCATCAAAACCACCATTCATCGCCACAAATACATCTCCGTAATTTTGTTTTGGAACACCATTTAGATTGACACTTTTTGTAATAGTTCCGTTAATATAAACATCTAACGTTTTATTACGACAACGAAGAATTACATTTACCCATTTACCAATAGGAATATCATTAATTGTAATTTCTTGATTGATGGTTTCATAAGTATTCATGACAATCAATAAATCATTTGTATTTGGATAAATATACATACCTGGCGCATTATTAGGGAAATTTAAACCTTTTGTATCTGTTGTAGATTTTGATGTCATATTATTTCCTTTACTGAAAATATGTTTATATTTTCCTGAATTATATGTTAAATCGTTAATGAAAAACCATACAGACCACGTGAATTCAATTCCATTTGGACCATTAATAGAACGATTAATTGTCACTGAACCATTGGATGATGGATTTTGTGGAATAATAACTAATTGTTTGGCGTCAATCATTCCGTTGATTAAGGTTGGACTATTATTTATTCCTGACATGATTCGTGTTAATAACGCAATTGAAAATTTTAAAACAATTATAAAAATAAGAATGAATAAAAGTAAAAAAGACATTCGTGCAACAATACTATTTGAATTTAAAAAATCTTTAATACCACTTCCTCTACCCGCGGTATTATCAAGTGGGTTCCATGCTGATGAATTTGTTTTGTCCATTTTGTCTTATATATATAATACAAAAGAAAATGGTATTATTACTAAATTAATTATTTATAATATTTATATTTCAGATAAATTAAAAATAAATTAAAAATAAATTAAAAATTAAATTGTGTAACTACCGGTTTCTGTTCCACTACTATCAACTGTGTAAAATTTTACCCGGAAGTTTGTTCCAAAAATATCATCAATAATGCTGTTACTATAACCTTTTTGATAAATATTCCAAGCGGTTTGTGGATCGGTAGCATTTGGATAGTATTCAAATTTGGAGGTCCACCCAGAAAATCCACCCACTGGTGTAATGTAAACATTCGAATCTTCATTTATTTTTGCGGTTCCAGGTAATACACAAGTATTTACCAATTTTCCGTCTAAATAAATGTCTAAAGTTCTTCCATAAACACTAATTAATAAATTACACCAGGCTTGTATTGGTATATTGGATACTTTACATGTATGGCTTATGCTACTTGATGTTGTTCCTACCACGGAATATACATTCATTATTACATTTAAGTTATTTTCAATTCCTCCAAAAGTAACCATTGGACATGGTTCCTTTCCGTATGATCCGTTAGCACCTTGTGTAGAAGTTAAAGCACCCACTCTACCAAATAATACCTTTTCTTTTCCATAATTATAGTTCCAATCGTCTATATAAAACCATATGGAATAAGTAAAATTGCTAGATTTAATACCTGACTTAATACTAGATAGGGTGCTTGCTTGAATAGTTTGCATAGTTGTTCCAGAGACAATACTAGTAGTGGTGGAAGTTGATGAATAAATATAATTTAAAACAAAATATAAAAATAAAATCAATATGATTATAATAAGTACAAACTTAAAATCCATAATATATAATATGATAGAAATTATATTTTATATTGTATATTTTTATTTTTACAATATAAAATTTCTAAATTTTAATTAAATTTCTAAAATATAAAAATCATTTATACATTTTGATCATCCTTATTTGCCTTAAAATACCATTTTAAAGACAGGTAATCTGGATTAAAATCAGAAACGTTTTTAGGATCAATCTTTTTATTTATATCTTCTGCTTCATCTACATTATCATCTTTTCTAACATTAGCGTCATAATTTGGATCAGTTGTTGTAAATGACGATATTGGTTTTATAGTATAAGTAGAGATATCCATAATTGTTTTATCAATGTCCGATACAATTGGAGGATTCTTGCTTTTAAGAGAATTATACAAATTATAAATTTGTGAACTTGTCAATGGTTGTTTGAAATAATTTACATTACATATTCTTCCAAAAATACCTTTATCTTTTCCAACGACTAAACTATCATATTCCATAAATGGAACAATTTGTAATTTTGATTTTTCCAATAAACCATTGTAAAAGATATCTAAAGTTCCACCATTGTAGTTAATAATTATATTATTCCATTTTTGTAGTAAGATATTAGGTTTTTCAAATAATATAGTATTACCATCCTCGTCTAATACGTTTTTCTTACTACCGTTATTTTTTGTAATTAAACGCATCGTATTTAATTTTACATTATATACTAAATTGAATTTATCACCGTAACGAATGACAGATGTATATTTGTTGCTTGCTACATTTATACTTGGGTTTTCAGAATCTAAATATAACCAAAAAGAAATACCGTATTGATAGTCAAATTTTTCCGTTCCATGAAGTGTTTGATAACTAGCTAAAGTTGTTTGATTACGTATACTAATCGGTTTATTTACAAGTAATAAACCATCTTGTGTTTCATGTTGATATATAAAATATGGATAGGCAACATAATATACAAAATATAATATCAATACAAGAATCAATAACCATAAATAATTACCCGTTTGTTCTTTTTGGGTTGCTCCAGGCATACCAGGAATACCAGGAATACCAGGCATACCAGGCATACCAGGCATACCAGGCATACCAGGGATACTTGGTAACATTTTTGTAAAACCGTATAATTTTAAAAATGAGTTATAGATTCCTTCCAATAAAGCATATAACAAACATGGGATATAAAAAACGCTGTTTACAATTAATCTTAATAATGGACTTTTATTATAAATCTCAGTAGATGTTAATAATCTAAAAAAAATACCAAGAATAATAACAATAAAAATAGTGTTTATTAAAAAATTTGTAATCCCACTACCCGTATTGGAATATGACAATAAAGTATTAATAATCCATACCAACATTATTATAAATAAAATAAATCCAGATGAATACAAAATAACGGAGCGATTTAATAATATATTTAATTCTTTCGGTAATTCACTCGCATCTAATAAAGTCATTACTAAATAAATGAAGCCAACGATTAAAGTGAGAACTATAAACATGATAATGACGCCCATATTGATTTTCAGACGTGTCCCAAATAAATCATTATAAGAATCCATCGCATATTTACCAATGTTTGAATTGTATAGAATAAATAAAAAGACACAAAGACAAATATAAAGAATAATCGCACTTATATGTTTACTTTTTAAATAATCACTATTTGTATAGCTATATTTTGTTACTAAATCTTTATAATCAATTGTGTGATATATGTTGAAATATAACAAAGCAGCACCAATCAAAAAAATCAATGGAAATAAATAGGACGCGCTACTTTTTAAATCAGAATTTGATAATGTGTTAAATAAATAAATCATTACACAAATGAAAATAATGAGAAGTAGTAATTTTTTATTGTAATATATTGTTTTTAAAGTATTATAAAAAGAAAAAAACAACCCTAATGATAGTATAGTAATCAAAAAACAAATAATGAGAACAGACGCTGAACTTTTATTATTTATATCAGCATATAAACCAATCATTACAAGTATGAATAATATCAATAACACTAAAAATATTTTTGCTAATGTAGGTCCCATGAAATCATTCAACCAACAAAAACGATTATTAAAAGTATTTTTATCAAATTTATTACTTTTTTTTGTTTTATCCATGTTATATTATTGTTATATTATTTATTATTATATATCATAAATATTTATTAATAAAATAAAATAAAAATTTATTTAAAGCAATCATTATAAGTATAATATATTCATTAGAAAATATAAAATATTATACAATGAACCACGATCCTTTTATTTATACAATCATGACCTATATGGTAATCTATTTAGGTATTTATATATTATATAATTTATTTGTAAATGATGATAACAATCATGAAAATCAAAAAGTAGAAAATACGAATATCAAAAATAATGATTAAAAATTGTCAAATGTCTGCTTCTCTTTCTACATATTTTCCATTGCGGTTTTTTGTCCATGACATTCTCTACACAAGGCAATCAAATTTTGAACTTCGTTGCTACCACCGTGTTCAAGACGGACCACATGATCTACTTCAAACCAGGCACTTAATTGTTGTTTACAGTTTCCACATTTCCAATTTTGACAAGATGCTACGTATTTTTTCTTGGTCTCACTGACGGAGCGTTTCGTTGCCTTACCAGGTGTTCCGGTTGCGCCACCAGATTGTAGTATTTTTCTTTCATAAGGATTCGTAGGATTCGTCGCGTTTAAATTTCCCATGAATGAGCCCCCAGCACCCCCGTCGTTATTGTCAATATTTGTAAAATCAATAATAGGCGAAATCATATCCATCGATGATTTATCAATTGGCATGTATTTAATCATATTATTGGCATGTAAAAGAATATTTTTACACTTGGACGGATTTCGTTTCATCAGTAAATAAAAAGAGATGCCGAGTATGGCAATAAATGCCATGGTATAGTATTTTTTATACGACATGATAAGTTTCAAGTATTTTCCATTGTGATAAGTGTTGAATATAAGAAATGCTGTTATTCCAAATATGACTAATTCTAGTTTCATTATTATACTTATATATTTACTATAAAAAAATATAAGTATATACGTTTTAATTTTCAAAATTCACTTTTTTGGTGGTATTTTTCGCGGTATTTTTTTTACTAGATGTTCCCTTTGGTTTTTTCTTTTCAACTATAACCTCAGAATGATTCATTTTTTTACCGGTGATATAATCAAATAATTTAAAAATACTTTTTTGCTTAGGTTTAAATTCTTCTCTCAAAGAGTCATTAAACAAGGGGTCAATATCATTTAATATATCAACTAAAGAATTAATATCAACTGGTTTTTCTGCTGAATCTAACAATAATGAATAGGCGTCTTTTACTTTGTGTACTAATTTTAATTGATGTGGTTTGAAATGTTTTATTCCATATTTTATATTTTTGTTTTTTATATAATTAATAAAATAGGTATATATGGAAACAAATCCCCAAACATCCAGATTTTTTAAATAGACTTGTTTGAAATATTCCATCACATGAAATTTACCATTCTTAATATATTTTTCCAATATTTTGAATAAATAATTAGATATGTATTCATACGCATATTTTATGTCTAATGAGTCGCCAGAATGTTTATCAACGAATTCATTCTTGAATAAAACTTGAATGGTTCGGTGAATAAGAATCAAATGTTTTGAAAAATGACGTTTCGTTTTCAAATAACTATGAATAAACTCTTTCAATTCACTTTGTGACGGATTAGGGTTCGTCTTTAAAAATTCATCGCAGGTTTGTCTAAAAATTCTTGATAATAAAATACATGAAAATGGAGTATTGTATTGAAATGGACGATTCGCAAATGCGTCTGGTATTTTTTCTTCATCCTTGTATATTTTTGATAATCCCCAATCAATTAAACGTGTGCGTATGCTATTACCTTTTTTACTTACCAGGACATTACTGTCTTTTATATCTCCGTGATAGACGTGTAATTCATTCATTTTAATAATACCATTTTTCAAAAAATCTATTAATGTTTTATTTAATTCTATCATTTTTGAGTTACTGAAATTTATTTTATATACATAATCAAAAATATCAATACCGCCAAAAGGCATTTGTATGCCTTCTAAATCATCTATTTTTTGATTTATATTTTTTTCATCAAAACCTTCATCTGTAAGAGCATCACAATTTTCATTAAAATTTGTCAAATCTTCTTTGGTTAATTTTTCAGGAATACATAATTCAAAATTTTTTACAAGAAAATAATCATCATAATTTGGAATCTTCTTGAGTATTTTTTCAAATTTCAAGATTTCGTCGTATTCCCTTTTTGCGTATTTTGACTTCATTAGCTTTGTCACATATACTCCGTCAGGTTGATTTATATTTTTACATTTCAATGGAGGATTAAATAAACAACCATAACCCCCAGTTTCAAAGACTTTTCCCCCGCGTTTTTTCCTGGTTGCGTTTTTTCGGGTTTTCTCCTTAATCTTTTTTCTATATTTTTTTGTTGTCATTTAATT